GCCTTGTTAACCAGTTTTTGATTCGCCTCGCTTTCATGGCCATCATGGGTCCTGACTATCGATATGAGGACCACGTTCGCTGTAAAGTGTATGGTGATGATTTTGCTGCCAAGGTTTCAGACGCAGTGGCTGGCAAGTTCAACTTCCGTACCATCAAGAAGTATTTTGCCGACAACCACATCAAGATCACCTGGCCCAACAAGTACTGTGCAGATAAGGAGGAAGACTTCTGTGATGATAAGGATTTCACGTTCCTCAAGCGCTCGTTCGCCCGCGACCCCAAGACTGGTTTCATCTGCGGCCCTCTCGATTGGGAAACTATCATGGAGATGCCACAGTGGATTCGGAAGGTAATGGACCCTGTCACTATGACCATCGAGGTTCTCGAGAACGCTCTCATAGAAGCTACCGCCCATGGCGAGGACAAGTACAACGAGCTTGTCTCATTCTTCTCAGAGAATATTCTCAAGAATCTTCCGGGATACCAGGTTCCCTCCTTTGACCACTTCAACAACATCCGCTGGGAGATCTTCACCAACAAGGTTGATGACCGAGCCATGCCCCAACTCCGCCATAGCCGCCCTGAGGAACTTTTCACCATGCAAGGAGCCGTTTGGGTCGAGAACAACAAGGTAGCCCGTGAGCTTATTACCGACGTGCTAGAGTGCAAGGAGCGACAGATCTCCATCCTCTACAAGAATTTCGCCGACGTTGAGCGCATAGCCGCCACGATGTTCAAGAACCCAGACTTCATCGTCAATGAGTACCTCAGTGATCCTGACGAGTGGTGGAATGGCGAGAGCAAATACCACCTCCTATTCCTTAGGAGGCAGTACAAGATCGAAGCCCCCATCGCCACCACCCGCATTGACGGACGCATTCCTTGGTTTGCTGTACCATGGGTCGACCACGAAGGCCATTTCAACTGGCAGACATGGGAAATCCACGCCGTTCAAAGAAAAGCCATCCGGGACGCAACAATTGAAACATTGGCTGAGATGAAGGTTAACATCACCTGTTCTCGTAAGTCATGTCAGATCGGACGAGGCAGAATTTGTCTTGTTCCTGGTTGTTATTGTTTCAAATTGTGCGCCGGACACTCCCACCGTTTTTGGAAAGAGCACCTTGCGAAGGGATCAATCAAGGACCACCATTGCACCTATCCATCTTGCCACGAGCGTAGCCACTGCTATTGCCTTAGTTGCAATTGTGAGGGTCTCTGTACATCCCACTTCAATATGGTCGCCTCTACAGATACTATCAGCGACAAGCCATTCCAGGTCTGCACATACTGCAATCAAATGTGCTGCTCTGAAGACGGAATCTGCCTTGATTGCAAAGTCTTCACCAAGCATTGCAAATGCCGATGGTGCAGTTGTGATAACCGAGCCCCGCCTGGAAGTTACACCTGCAAAGAATGCACCGTTGCAATGGCTTGCACCACCGTCAGACTTAATGTCCTACACCAGCCCTACCCTGCTCCTGTGCAGTTCGTTCGCTATAATCATGGGAAGTCCAGAGGTCCCCGACCCTGCCCATGTCACATCTGTGAAGGTATGACCTATCCAATTGGATTGCTCCCCATTGGGGACCTCCTTTTGCATTAGGTCCGATTCGCGATGCGTAGTGAACAATTAGCATAATAGCATATTTGGCATAATTGTAGAATACTAGTGTCTCAGAAACCGCTTAACGGATAATCCTACCGGCCG